TTCATCACCGAACACGCTATCGCAGTCATCAAACACGAGGATGTTACCCTTTTCGCTGTAACGATACAGCTGGGCATACAGACCGAGTGCAGTCATTGCACCCTTAACAACTTCATACTTTTGACGCTTGTTAGAAAGCTTGTCAAACAGCGAGGATTTGTCAAGCTGGGCTTCTACCCCGAACGACTTACCTACGCCTGGAGGACCCGAAACAATCATCGCACGAATGTCGCCCTTGATACAAGCAGCAGACATTTCATCGAGGATTTCGAAGCGAGTAGCAATGCGATCCATCGCATCCTGATCTGTTTCTGCAACTGTTGCAGAAGGAGCAACACCGTTGACTTCGATGCAGTCAGGACCCTCGATACGGACCTTGACCTTATCAATCTGATGGGGAAACTGACCTTCATTTTTCACAGTGATGTATGCGCCCTTTGCGCCGTGCTTGATACCCTCAACGAGAGTGAACTGGGTATTGATAACTGGGAGATTACGATACTCACCCGACTTGACAAGAACAGTAGTCATACTCAAAAGCCTTTCAACAGCGTTTCAACAATTACTGTTATATCAAATCGGGAGGGTAATGTCAACCAAAAAGATGCCTTTTACGAAAAATATTTCGTAAGTGCTTCTAACTTATCCTCGTACTCTGCAATCTGTGCGAGTTCAAGTTCAACTGCACCCATAAAGTCAGTATGCTCATGGATTGCCATTGGCTTGTTGAGCATAATATCAATGTTCAGCTTATGCTTTTGAATGCTTGCTTCAAAGCTAGCCTTGAGGGCGTTTACGATATTTTCTTTCATAATTAAATAAACCTTACCAGCGCACCGAGTGCGTAAATTCCAAGAAGACCTGCGTTAACGGACATCAGAGCAGCATCCTTCATACGAATGCTAGCAAGAAGCCAAAACACAGCACCAACATTAAATGCAACGATATTAACTGGGTCAAATCCACCAGCAGTAGCAAGTGCGCCTACAATAGTAGCAGTAGTACCAATCCACTTACACGCATTAAGATAATGCTTGTCAGCAAATTCACGAATGGTATCAAGATAGTTTGTGTTCACAATTTTCGAGTTCATCTTTAATCCTTAACTTTTCTTTCTTAAGACGATTGATTTCGTCTTCGGGTCCATGTGTATGCACAAGCTGATTAATCTTTAGCTGGATATTGTAGTGCTTACTCTTAAGCTGTTCAATATGACTTTTCAACTTTTCATCACTCATTAGTTATAACATCCTTTTATATAGTTGTCAACCGATAATCTTCCAGCCTCTAGCCACTTTATAGAATTCTAGGCTATCATATGAGCGACTAGTGTAGTGTCCTGAGAGTGTTACCGGCTTCTTAATAAACTCTTCCCAAGTGGGAATAAGTGAATTATTTTTTTCTACTGGAATACTAAATCTGTTATCGTGTGAGTCTTTGAACCAATAACTAAACGTAGTTTTTCCTTTTTGATTCTCATCCAATACCTTGATGAATGTCAATGTGACAGGGTCACCGATAGATACGTGCTTCTTGATGCTGTGTGTTTCAGAACCAAATACATCATTGATTAGTCCCATATCGTGTTCATAGAAAAAAGGAAGCTTACAAATCATACCTACAGTTTTTTCTGTGATAGTGAAAGAAGGGTCCCAATCAACTGCAACAAACTTTTCTAAATCTTTCCTAAACTTGGTGGGCTGTTCCCCGCGCAATTTAAGAAAGACAAACTTCCCGCGATAATACCTACGGATTTCATCAGCTAGTGTGCGGTCGGCATCAGTTGTTTTCTCTAGAATTTGACTCTGATGGTTGATAAGATTGAAAAATCTAAAGCTAGAGTCGTGGTCTTCGCTATTAGGATTAGCAAAGCGAAACAATGTACAACTCAAAACCAAAGGGTCTTCGATTGTAGGTACTTCGGTAACTTCGGGCGCTTTTTTTGTTGAAGTAAAAGGAATGAAAGCCTCCTCCCAATTTGTTACTCGTGCGGTGTTAAGAGCGTGTGTCATATTATCAACTTACTATGTTATAGGTTAAAAATCAAGTATGTGATTACCCAATTGAGATATCTTCCATACCAGCGGTTCTTAGACGAACTACATGCCCTAGCATAAAGTTCTTCGACTCTAGTGCCTTGATAATACCTGTCCACTTATTACGAAGCAAGGCTACTTCGTTAATTAATACTTCATAGTCAATAACCTCATCTTCGCCATCAACATACTTTTCAGCGTCACGGCTAGATAGGTTACGATTATACTTTTCAAGATACTTTTGAAAATGCTTTCTGCGAATCTTACGCAATTGAATTTCTAGGTACCGTAATACCGCTTCAACCTCTTGAAGTTGATTGAAGCGGTATTCAGTTACGCCAGGTAGTGAGGAAATGTTCTTTTCAACATTTCCTTGCACCTTAACATCACTCTTTGCCGAAATTAACTCACCTTCATAGTGAGTAATAAAGTCCGGCAAATAGCTTAAGTCAGATGTTACCTTGCTGTACCAGGTCATTAGTATCCTTCGTCTTCGTCGTAATCGTCAAAGTCAATATCGTCAAAGAAGTCATCATCATCTGATTCGTGATAATGACCAGAATCTGGAGTTTCTAAGTAGAAGTCCAGAGCGTCCTTGATATCCTTGTCACCTCGGAATGCTGACTTAATTTCATGTGCAGTAGCAACCTCTTCCTCAACGAGATAGTTGACTAGAGTTTCAGCAGCACCGTCAGTATCACCTGCTTCGATGCTCGGCTTCAATAGCTTCCAAACTTCATTGATAAGAGATAGGCTCATTCTGCAACTTCCTCTTCTTCGATCAGAGCGGCATTCTTGCTTGAAGTCTTAGCTTCAAACTCATCCATGATAGCGTCAAGACAGCCATCATCATTTGCTTCCCAACCCTTACGGAACTTCTTAATGATAGTTCCATCAAGCTTAGTATACACAAGAGAGTTGCCTTCCTTGTTGAGCATCTTCAATGCTTCACACATATCAGTCAGCCCTGAGTAGGGACTCATGCCAGTGTTGTAAGGAATCTTGACTTGAACAGATTCAAAGGGCTTTGCATAGCGAGTCTTCATAACCTTACAAGCAGCACGAATACCGTTTACCTGACTGACCTTATTGCCGTCTTCGTCTTCTTTAAGCTTTAGCTTCTTCATTGCAACAACGATAGATGATGCATAGATGAAGCCCTGACCACCTGAAATCTTATCATCAGGGTCAAACATATCCTGAGATGCATAAGTGTGGTTAGTTGCAACAAGACCTACGTTGTTTGAACCAAACATATTAACGCAGTTACGAACAAGTGAAGTCAATGCCTTAGGCTTACGACCCATGTCACCCTTCATATCACCTGCTTCGAACTGATTAACATCAGTTGGGGTGAGCAACATGCCTAGCGAGTCAATGACGAACAGAACCTTAGGCTTGTCTTCGTCATTCATTGCCTTATAGCCCTTCATGAAGTCAGAGATAGTCTTTGCAACGTCATCAATCATTGCCATGTTCATCTTGAGAAGCTTATCTTCTCCTGTGTCAACACCTAATGCATGAAGCCAAGATTCATCAAGTGCGTTTTCGCTGTCGATTAGTACAACGTAGATACCCTGCTCTTGGGCATGTCTTACGATATTTCCTGAACAGATGTAGGACTTGCCTGCACCTGACTCGCCGGCAAATACTGTAACCTTGCCGAGCGGGATACCTCTATTAAAATCACCGCTAATGCGATAATTTAGTGCGTAATTGCCTGTACTGATCCAATCAGTTGGATCATTAAAGCCAATGCTAAGACCATCAATAGCCTTAGTAATATCTTTTCGAAACTTCGAAATGTCAAACGGTTTTGCCAAAATAGACTCCTTATCTAATAATTTTTAATAATTTATCATGTTGCGAATTTTTTTCAAGTAGTTCGGGACTATTTTCTACAAGTTGGTCTAAGTTGTAGTCACTAGGATAGTGACGCAAAATCGATCTTGCACGGTCACGAACAATACTTGGAACACGAGGGGTTTTACCTGGATCGCATAACTCTTCCAGCAACTTTCTACTTTGCTTAAGAGCCCTGTACCTGTCTTCTGGTGTTGTCATTGGGGTTCTCCATAAGTATATGGGGGAGGTTTCCCTCCCCCAATCCAAGTTACTTGGCCTGACGAGAGCGGATCATTGCAAGAATGTCCTGCGCCTTGTCACTTGAAGTAGACTGTTCTGGAACCTTGATTGGTTCGTCAACTTCGAACGGAGGAGTGTCATCTGACGGAGCAGGAGTTTCTGTCACAGTACGCGGTGCGCTAGTTTCAGTAGCTACTGGTTGTTCAGCCGGAGCTGCTCCAGATGGTGCATCAACACCATATGGACGATAGTATGCGCCCCACTTATCAGCGTCATAAGGACGACCATCTACAGATGCTTCGAACATTTCCTTAATGACACGAAGCTCTGATTCGCTTGGCTTCTTTGGCAAGAAGTCAGCGAGATTGAACAAGCCATGTGCTTCGATAGCAGCCTGTTCAGCTTCGGTAAGTGCGCTTTCCTTACGTGCCCAATTAGAAGTAGAATAGTCAGCATAACCACCCTTAGTAGTCTTCTTAACAGTGAAGTCAAGACCACGAAGATAGTCAGTTGGCAATTCTTCAATCTCAGGATCCATCAAGGATGCTTTAATGATAGTAAAGATTTGCGGAGAGATAATAAAACGTCGAATCGGATTAGCTGGTGACGTATCGTTGCCAATCGGATTAGAACGAACAAAGCCCTGGAAGAGATACGAACGCTTCTTCCAATACTTATTAGCGAGGTCCTTAAGAGTGTCATCCTTGTACCAAGGACGAACTTCTGCGAGAACTGGGCAGTTTTCACCATACATTTCTACGCAAGGAACTTGAACAGTTACTTGCTTCATGTTGGGGTCACCCTTAACGCCATTGAAGGGGAGCTTGATGATTTGACGTTCTACCCAAAAGCCCCATTCGTTGTTGGGGTTGCCATCGGGAAGGAAGCGAATAGTTGCAGTAGCACCTTCTTCCATATTCCAATGAGGATAGATTGCGTTATCAGATTGTGTGCCAGACGACTTGTTCTGACCACGGTTTTCTTGGGCTGCCAAACGAGCCCGGATTTCTGCTAGACTTGCCATTTTGTTTTCTCCTTTTAAATGTGCCTATGTTGAGCCTAAATGTGTTTTTATGTTTAGTTGTCGGAGACAACTACACACAAGTTATGTTATAACTCATGTGCAGTGTATTTACAAGTTAATTGGGTGC